CCAAGGAGTCTGGGTAGTCATCAAAGGCTCCCTTTTCATTCGGGGCGGCGGCAAGCATATATGGACCTCTGTATACCTTTTCAAGGTCTGACATTTGTTGGTTAAAACGTTTCCAAGTACGGTTGCGGCGAGCCTTACTATGACCAGGGATAATCAATTGCTCACGCTGGATAAGTTCAGTTAGATGAACCCATCGTTCGTTTTGAGCCTTGGAATCAGAAGACACAGCAAGAACCTCAATGTCGGGAAGAAGGACCTGTAGGCGTTCCGCCACAGCACCACCAACACCTTGGGCGTCAACACCCATACGTAACACATCATAGTTACGGATGAAGTCAATTATTTCAAAGTATTGGGTTTCCCATTCTTCGTTGTTAATCTCAAGCCAGTTGAGGATTCGGTGCTCATAGAAACCAAATGGGTCTGGGTGGTCCCAGTCAACCCAAAGAACTGTGACAACTGTAGAGTCGTTTGCACGAGCAACGTCAATACCAATAACAACTGGTGTTCTCCACCATTGCTTTACAAGACCCATAGAAGGGTCATACAGGCGGTCCATGCGCTCTTCGGTAACAAACATACCTTTTTCAAGAATCCATTTGTTTACATAAGACATCTGGAATTCGTCTGAGTCCTCACCAATACGCAGTTTTTCTTTAGAAATAAACTTGCCGTAGTTATCATTATATTTTGATGCGGTCTTATAGTCATATTCAAAATGACATGGACGAACTTTGCGACCACTTACAGCACGACGTTTGTTGTACTGAATTGCCTTATAGAAATAACATTTGTTTCTACTAGCCGTTCCAGTTAAACAAATAGAGCCGTTGTTGAACGCCAACATGGGTTTGATTGATTTGTTAACCATGAATTCGTCGGCTTCCTGAGCCTCGTCAATAAGAACAAAATGGTAGGTTTTAGATTCAATCTTTGCCTTGGGGTTACAGGTCTGCATACGGCAGAGTGACCCAGAGTGCTTCAAAGTGATGATACGACCACGTCCACGAGTACCACCCGATGTAGCCTTGTCATCAATCTCAGGGTCAAGTAGGAAGTCCAGAGCGTGGTCACTTGTCAGTTTTGAGACAATACGCCCAAACACAGTTTCAGCCTGTTCTTCGGTTGGTGCAAATACTCCAACCCAAAAGCCCTTAGCAAACTTTCCTAACCATGTTGGGTAGATGGGAGCCAACTTTGGCAAGATGACCATCATGCCAGCCATAACTGCTGACAGTACTTCAGATTTACCTGACTGGCGTGTAGCCACCACTGTCAGTTCTTCACCGTCTCCTAAGACAATGGACTCAATAATGCGGTAGGCAATAGGCACCTGATAAGGGAAAAACTCTATATCGCAGAACTCTTCGGTAAATACAAGCAACCTTTTTACAAGGTTGTCTAGGAATTCCGCAGAGGTTTCGTCAAGTTCCTCTACTATCTCTTCCGCAAGTAGTTCTGTTTGTTCTTCTTCTGTTAGCACAATACAATAATAGTCTAACTACGTCGCTCTAATTCATCCCAAATGGAATTAATGGCAGTAATGGCTTCGGTTACGGTTTCTTTGTTGCCATTTCTGAAGCGCCATTCATCAAATGCTTGACCAAAGGTCATGATGGAACTATCAAGCCACCCCACTAATGCTGGTGTTTCCATCTTGGATACACGACTGTCTGCTTTATCTTTTAGTTCTTTATTGAAGAAACGCATTACCAATTCCCGATGTCTGTTGGTCTAGTGTCCATAAACCTAGCACCTAAAACCCCAAGTTCTGCTTCTTGCTGGTCTTTGTATTTCGTTTTCTTGCACAAGCCTATTTGAAATGATTTTTTGTGTAAAGATATTTGAAGACCTTTACCAATGCGCCAAGGTTCATCTATTTCACGCATAAACCCAGAGCCAACGTACAGTTTCTGGGATTTATCGTAATCTCTTGTAATCCAATACACAGGTCCTGCTGACTGGACGCTATTGATGGTGTCTTTAAATAGAAAATAACCGAATAGGACTATATCTAAAATCCAGTATGGGCTTATGAAAACGGTAAAGGCTACTGAAAGGATAAAACCAATTAAAGGCCAATATGGTATTGCTTTTTTAAAGCGAGAAAACAGACGGGTCATTAAGTTTTCTGTAGTCAGGATAGTTGGTAGTCCATGCATCAATTGTTTGCCCTTTTGAATCTGATTGACAAAAGTCTAAGTATACCGAAGGGGGCACGTTGTAATACGCATATATATCTTCAGTTTTACGTTTTCCATTTTTACGTGTTCCACCAAACTGTACATACGCAGTACCAGTCAGCCCAGTCATTTTATTAGGTACAAAACGATGTTTAATAACACGAGTACTTAGTTCTGGACCTTGGTAATAGTCAGGTTCTGGGATTGAGATAACTGTTTTAGTATCAAACAAAGAATTATATTCTTTATTAGATTCATCAATCTGCTCTTGGAATTGCTGACCTTTTTCAGAAAGACCACCACCCGTCAACCATGACGGGGTAGGGCTACTTGTTTCAATGTCATCCCAGTTTTTACGAAGACGTTCACGTCCTGCTGGTTGAATTCCTGGTGGTTTACGAGGCATCTGTTTAGCCTACCGTATTATTCAGGCTTTGGAATTGCTCGCCATGCGGCTTCAAACTTTGCAGCGTCTTTAGCCATCTCTGGAGAAAGTTCTACATGCAACCACTTGCCCCCAAAACTTCCAGCGTTATCATCCTTGGTGAAAATCTTTACCCCTTTAGAATTTTCTCCTCTTGAGCACCTGAAGCCTCTTCCATAACCCTGCACTTTGTCCTTGACGTTTGTGTCAAATGCGTAGTCGTGGATTTCTTCAATGCCAAGTTCTAACGTGTGTGCCAACAAGAAGTCCCACATAGCAACGCCAACCTTACGGTCAGTGTACCCAAGGTCTATAGCGGCTCCAGTGGCATGAACAGACATCCACTTTTCCATGCCTGGGTCACCAATCTTCTTACCTTCGGTATGAGAATTTCGCATCAATCGGGCAACATAAATTCCCATATTGGTGGCTTTGTATCTCTTGGCACAAAGTTCGGCTAATTTTAAGGTTCCAGGCTGTGCCTTTTTTCCGTCAAAACTGGGGTAATAAGAGTATTTTCTGGTCATGAATACAGTTTATCTTAAATCAATCATGCATGAATACCCAGTCGTCTTCTTCGCCATCCCACCTGTACATTTTTCCATCAGCAGGCATTGCATGCGGAGGTTCCCAAGCGTTATTTACTAAAACCCATGACTCGTAAGGCTTTGGAGACAAGTAGTTTACACCATCATAGAAATCGCCGATACAAACATTGAGTGCATCGTTGTCACCTATAAAGATGTACATATCGGGATTGTCAAATGCGCTAACTATTTCTTCTTCAGCAACAATTAAGTTCTCAACGATGCTTTCGCTATTTAATTTTGCCCAAACATTATTGCTTGGTTCTACTTCGGGGATTTCTACATTAAACATTTACACCCCAAAACACTACTGAGCCGTTTCCGCCTCTACCGCCTGCATAGTAAGTACCGCTTAAATAGCCACCGCCACCGCCGCCACTGCCGTTACCATCAGAACCAGCAAAGCCAGCCTGAGCGCCAGCCCCTCTGCCTCCAGAATAACTACTTCCACCCCTACCTTCAAAACCTCCGTAATTTCCGTGGTAACTACCACCACCGCCTGCGCCAAAAACGCCAAGAGTACCACCAGGGAACATCATTGGTAAACCCGCTCCACCATCTCCACCTGTATATAATGATGCGTGCGAACCAGCACCTCTAGAACCACCGCCACCTCCGCCTTTGTATGGGTTCCCTGTGTATCCGTAACCACCATTTGTGGCGTAATAACCATTTCCGTAGTTCATTTCGCTTCCTGTGTTCACTCCTGAATAGGAATGACCGCCCCCGCCTCCGATAGCATTGCCACCGTAAATACTAACACCGCCTGCGTTTTGACCGCCTCCACCGCCTCCACCGCCTCCATAAAGAAAATGGTCAGGGGGATTAGGGGTAATAACTCTAGTATCTCCCCCTGTACTTCCTTTCCCACCACTTGTACCGCCTGCTCCGCCTGCGCCAATAAAGATTTCGTATGTGCCGACAGGCATGAATACCTGTTTATATTCATTTACTCCGCCTCCGCCTCCGCCTCCGCCAAGTGAGCCACCGCCACCTCCACCGCCTGTAACAACAATGTCGCAAAAACCAGCAGATGTACAAACAAAAGTTCCACTCGCCTTGTACCACATATAACTTCTGCCTTCGTAACCATCTACAGCAAGTGTGTAATCACCTACTGTTGGTGCGCCTGTATAAGTGCCTCTCGGTGCCGTACCAGCAGTAGGTGCCCAAGCAGTACCGCTATAAATAAATAGGCTATTTACATCCTGCAAATATGTAAGCATTCCTTCAGTTGGAGAAGGAATAGCAGTAGAACGAGCAGTCGCATTGGCAAAAATTGGGATATGTGCTGTACCAGCACTAGTAGCGTAAGTGGCATTAGTAGCATTAGTAGCATTAGTGGCATTAGTGGCATTAGTGGCGCTACCAGCAGTGGTAGCGTACGTAGCAGTCCCAGCACTAACGGCAGTGGTAGCATAAGCATTATCTGTCTGTAGCCAAAAGACATTAGTTAAGTTAGTGTCATCTGACGTTACAACTATCTGGTCACCAATAGCAGGGACAGCCCATGGTGCTTTGCGCCCAATATAAGAGATTGCTACTTCAGAATCAGCGCCCAGCAATGCTGGTATTTTTACACGGATTTCTCCTGTGGTGCTATTTGAAAAGGTAACAAGTGCCCTATGTATTGGGTGTGCGCTATGCATTATTCTTCTGAGATAGGGCTATCTGACGCATTTGACATCTTTTGCAATGCGGCTTTATAAGCAATGTTTTCAAGGGTAAGGCGCTTTACTTCTTCAAGTAGGCCATTGATGAGGTCATCAGTTTGTAGTTCCATTTAAGGCTCCTTTGTTATGTGGTAAGTGTAGCAGGTGCTACCCTGCAATCTCCATAAGGGTGATGTTGCTAGGTGTATTGCCCACCTGTGTATAAACATCGCCTGAACCTGTAGAACTATTCATATCAGTCCTAAAAGTTACCGCACTTGTTGTTGCTGGTGATGCAAGAACATTTTGTGAAAAGTTGCTATAAATAACATTAGAAGCAGACATTAAAGCATAAGACCAAGTTTGCAAAACCGTATCTGACCCGCCAATAGTTTGTACGAGTCTTAAACCCAAAGTAACACCACCACCACTTGTACTTGATGTTTGTGTAAACATAACAAGAATTTTACTTGATGTTGATTTAGGTGTGATTGTTGCCGTTAACCCAGTAGAACCAAAAGTTCCATTTGATTTTCCAGTTTGGGTGCTATATGTCCCAATAACAACTTGCAACACTGTCCCGTTGGTTGGCGTAGTAGCAGAGACATACCGCCATGATGTGCCGTTCCAAATAGCCACCATGTCCGTGTCGGTCTCGTAAATCATTTGACCCTCGTAAGGAACCGTAGGGCGACTTGTAGACAGACATACGCCAGGGCGCATGCCCGTAGAAAGATTAGATACTGACATTACTTAGCCCCAGTTGAATTATTACTAATAGCCATCGTTAAACCCTATACCCATAAACATTTACTGTTCCAGTTATGGTGCTTGCGCTTGTCGTAAATGTTAAACCTGTTGCAACGCTAACAGTGTTGAAACATTCACCGCCAATAGGACCGATAGCAGGGATGGCGGCACCATTAGATTTCCCCCCGCCATAGTAAGCAAATTTTGTTGGCATTATTTGAACATCAAAAAAAGCATTATCTGGTGTTGCTGTATAGTAAGAGTTGGGGATAATGATGGTGTATGCAGTTCCATAAGCACCTGAACCGATTGTACTCCCACCATAATTAAAATGGCTTTGTTGATAAGCATAAGTGTTGGTAGTAATAGTCCCACCAGAGTTTCTAACCTGTAAACGAATCTCTTTCCCAGTTTCGGAACCACTATTTGTAATGTTAAACACAACACGATAATTGGTGTATAAAGAACTAAAACAATCTATAATACCAATACTTGACGCAGCGGTAAATGTAACTGTCCCATTTGAAGAAACAGTTACTCCCGTACCAGTAACAGCAGGAGTTATGAGTTCTAAACCCTGTGGGTTTTGTGCAGGACTGTTCGGGATAACCCACGCCGTACCATTCCACACAAGCAACTGGTCCGTGTCCTTCTGAAAAATCACTTGACCCTCGTAAGGTGATGCAGGTCGTGCAGCCGCATTGTCTATAACGCCTGGTTTGATTAGTGAACTAGCACCGATTTGTTGCGTTATACCCATAACTATTGCGCCTTAATGATGTAGTTAAGAATGATGGTTGGCTGAACATTTCCTGCCGTACCAGTTCCATAATTAGATGAACTATGTGTATGTGTTGCCATTGATGAACCGAAACCTGAACCAGTCGCTTCAAAGCCACTTCTAAAATTGACATCACCAGTTGTGTTTGAACGGGCGAAACTGTCGGCAGTACCATTAGCAGAATAAACACTTCCACCTCTTACTTCGTGTGTATGTGCGCCACCAGTAATTGTGTGAGTATGCAATTGAGGGTTTTCGTTACCACCAGTAGCACCAAGTGTTGTACCTGTGATACCTGAAACAGCACTAGTGATTCGGTTAATAGCCGTACCGCCCATATCATCTTTACCTGCAACAGAACGACCACGCATATCGGGAATAGCAAAAGTAGTAGAACCATCACCAGCACCATATGTAGTTCCAATAGTGGTAAACAACACAGGATACTGTGTACGACTAACTAACTGTCCAGAACACAACAACCAACCAGCAGGGGCAGTTGCACCAGCAAATGGGTTTACAACACCAACAGGAACAGCCCCCGCACTACTTAATGCAGCAGAAATAGGCATTAAACTTCCTTAACCCAGCCCATTGCCATCACGGATACGGCGCTGGCGCTATCACTGTAGCCCCAAAGACGTTCACCAGCGGTTAGTACTAGACCTGTATCCCATACAATTGTGTCAAAACCACCAATAGGAAGCGCCGAGAAGAAGCGGTTGCTTGGAGTTTCTGTAGTGCCTACGCCCATGTATACAAGCCTATCTACACCAGTAGTATTGCAAATAGTCATTTGTTTAATAATCCATGTCTGCCCAGAAGGGACAGCGGTGGTGCCAAGTCCAGCGCTAGAGGCACCCAACGTTGATGGTCCAAAGAACCTAGTTTCATTACGGTCACCGACAGCCATTACATCATCTCCATTAACATTATTGCACCTGCTTGGTTATTAGACAAAAAGGCGTTAGGTCCTAGTTTTGCGGCGGTTATATTACTATCTGCAATTTTAGCAGTAGTTACAGCGGAATCCGCTAACCCTGAAACTACCATACCGCCAGCGTTCTCTACGCCTGAAATAGTTACGTTGATAGTAGAACCAGCGCTAGACCTGGCTGAGATAAAATCACCCGAAGTCATTACCTGTGATACATCCAGTAATATTGTCTCATTAGCCGCTAATGCCAAAGAGTTAAATAAACGGTTGGCTGTGCCAGCAGTTTGTGTAACGGGTACCAAAGAGATACTGATAGTGGCAGTTGCAGAAGCGCTTGTATTAGTTACAACAAATTGTTTAATCATTGTAGTAGTAGTTTGAGCGGTTGGGCATATATACAGGTTTGTCTCAGTGTTAGCCGTAAGTACAGATGGTCCTGCTAGTCGTTTTTCTGTAAAAGCCATTGATTATTTCTTTTCCATTTTTTCCTGAAGTTCTTCAATGTATGCTTCCATCAAAGCAGTTTTATGATTCAACTCAGCCAATTGACGCATCAAGGAGTTAATTACTTTTTGAGGGTCAACTTGATGATTTGGTTGTTCTTGTGTTTCTTGTTCCATTATATTCCTCCTTCCAAAAGTTTTAGCCTAGCATCTAGTTCTTGCAAAGCCTTTACAATAGGTGGAACTAATTCAATTTCATTTATGTATTGACGGTCACTAGGGGTTAAAGGCATTTCAGGCCCACCTAAATCCCAAAGGTTTGTATCCCGTGTCTCCCCAACAGAATCTAGTGCTTCTTTTATATCTTGGGCTAGGAACCCATAAAAGATTTCTTCTTCAACTGCTTCGGGGTCGTCATCATTTCTTTCAGTCAAACGCTTAAACTCAACTGGTTTAAGAGCATTGATTAAATTAAGACCGTATTCCAATGGTTTAATTTCCCTTTTGTAACGACTATCTGACGCAGTGAAAGAACCAAAGTAATAGTAAAAGTTCCATGTTGAGTTTTGCCTATAAACACCAAATTGTGAATCGTCAAGTTGCATCCATGTAACAGCATTTTCAGGGAAGTTTATTCCAGCCCAACCGTTGTTTTTACTCCACACCGACATAGAGCCATAACTCCCGTATTGAATGCCAGTATGAAGGCCAGCAGACGCATAAAACCTTTTGCTGCCATAAACACGGACATAGGTAGAGTCTTCCATGTAGATACCACCACCATATGTTTGGTTATACCAGCCAGTAGCACCTGTTGAACGAAACCATCCTGTTGCAGATACAGACCCAACATCAGTCACTCCTGTAGCGCCTGATGCTACATAACCCAATGTGGTCGTAGCGCCTGCCACTGCAAGAGTAGAACTAATAGTGAACGCACCGTTTACCGTTGCAAAACCATTGCCTACTAACAAAGTGTTGCTGTTATTGCCCCCGATATAGACGTTTGAATCTGAACTTGACCTTAAATAGATATTTCCATCAGAAGCACTATTGTTCAAAAGCAAATAACCTCTGTTGCCTGCTATCCCGCCCCATGTAGCGGTATAAACTTGACCAACAGTTAATCCTGATGTAGGGGTAGTTAGATACACTTTTGCAAATGTTGGTGAATCTCCTGTACCTACTGATTGTCCAATACTTATTGTCACTGCACCCGTACCGCTTGAAACAGAAACGCCCGTACCAGCAACTGCTGAAGTAACTCCAGAGTTTGTTACAGTGACATTGCCTGTTGCTCCAGAAATACCAATAGCGGTACCTGCTACAACGGTAGAAACATAATTACCCGTTGTATCTGTGCCTAAAACAACTGACCCATCAACAAATGTTGATACACCAGTAGT